TCATTGACGGAAGAACAGAAGGAAAAATTCCTATCAGCAATTAATGCTGATCCATCGGATGGTCTTGATGAAGAATTTCATTCCTCATTCAAGAGGTTTGTACGCCAGGTCGTGCATGTGCGTAAGATTGTATCTAAGCACAGGCCCTTGGTTTCTTACTCGGGTTCACCCAGTAAGAAGGCACCCCGGCTTTGGGGCCGAAGGTCCGTGGTCCAAAGTGAGTCGATACTGGAGGATCTCCAGTTTTTCAACACATCTGCGGGCATGAACCTTTACGCCAGGTATCCGGACCTTTATCGTCCTCTACTCTTTGGAGCAGAAGATAGGATAAGGTACCTCGATAGCCTGACACCCCGAAACCCAACAGAACCTGTGTATGGTGGAGAGATCCACTTCATACAAGAGCCTGGTGGGAAGCTGAGGTCTGTCGCATCACCGCTAAGGATTCATCAGGAAGCCTTAAGGCCTCTTGGCGATACCCTTTACGGTCTGGTGAGACAATTGCCATGGGACTGTACTTTCGAGCATTCGAAAGCGCATGCACACATCCAGTCACACCTCAATAAAGGTGGTCAAGTTCACTCCATAGACCTCTCATCTGCAACGGATCTTTTTCCGTTGAGTATCCAGATGGATGTCCTACGCACAGTCATACCTAACGGTAAGACGCAACAGCAACATGTAGACCTCTTCGCAGAGATCTCACGTGGTTGTTGGAAATCCCCTTTGGGATTTCTGCAATGGAGCAAAGGTCAACCCTTGGGTCTTTACCCGAGTTTTGCAACCTTTACCTTGACACATGGGCTTCTCCTTCTGTACTTGGCTGAAGGTCATTACGACAATCAGTTCTTCGTACTAGGAGATGATGTAGTTATCCTAGACGGCTGTCTAAAGGATAAATACATCTCCATGCTTGACCGGATGCACTGTCCTTGGAGTCCTGAGAAGTCAATATCTTCCAACATTCTCTCTGAGTTTGCTGGTAAGATAATCACTAGAGATAGGGTGATACCCCAACTCAAGTGGAGGAAGGTGTCAGATGACAACTTCCTCGACATTTGCAGACTTCTAGGGCGGAGGAGCCGATGTCTTCTTACAAGAAGGCAACGAGAAGTGTTTGATAAGGTCGCAAATCTTTGCGAACCTATCGGTCTCAACTTCTCTCTTCCAGGTGATAACCTGGAAAAGATGGTTGAGAGAACACTTCAGGCTTACCAACCTGAAGAAGTAGTCTTAGCGTCCTTAATGGACCTGAGAAGAAGGATAAACAAATTTGTTTATTCCTCTACTGAGAAGATGTCCCAGAGTGATCTGGAACAGCTCTCAGTCACCTTCGACGAGAAGGTTAAGTCTGTAATGGCTCAAACTATCTTCAGTCGATGGAAGTTCCTAGTTTCCATCGGGTTAGAAGCGTTTGAGCAATTACCCGCGGCTCTAGACCTAGGATCTAGATTACCACTTAGAGATCATCAACCATCGAGGTTGACGACACTCGAGAGATATTCTCAGATCTTTGCCATTGACAACGTGTCAACAGCCTGAGC